AGGCGAGATCAATCAGTTTGTTGGGTTCACTTTCATTACGTCCACACGATTAACGACAGACAGCAATAGTGACCGCCAGGTCATCGCATTTGCATCAGACGGCATTAAACTAGCGGTTGGCAAAGAGCCAGTTGCGCGTATTGATGAGCGTCCTGACAAATCATATGCGACCCAGGTCTACTATGCTCAGACCATCGGTGCGACACGGATGGAAGAGAAAAAAGTCGTTGAAATCGCGTGTACAGAATAAGGAGACTGAAATATGGCTACTGTTTATTCCGCACAGCGAACAAATTCACGCGCCACACCAGTGGTGATGAATCAAGCTAATGAACTGGGCGGTCGTATCCGCGTGGCTCATGGCACATACGAAGCATCTGCATTGGCATCTGGCGATGTCATCGAGATGTTTGTACTACCAAACGGCGCACGTTTGTTGGAAGGCTCCCTAGCGCATGACGCTCTAGGTGGCTCAACAACATTGTCTGTCGGTCACGCTGCATACAACAACGCAGATGGCACAGCTGTTTCAGCTGCCGCTGCCGCGTACAAAGCAGCCGCTGCATCAACATCAGCACAAAAAGTTGATATCCTTGCGACACTAGCTCTAGGCTCCGGCTCAGAACTAGATGCTGACCAGGATGGTGTGACGGTCACTGTGACAATGGGCGGTGCAGCTGGCACTGGCACCATTGAGGTAACGATCAAGTATGTGGTCGATTAAATAAGTTGGGGCGCGCAAGCGCCCCTTCTTTTTTGTATGGAGAACATCAATGACATCAACAGTTGATATTTGTAATTACGCTCTCAACATGCTGGGTGCGTCTACAATCTCCGCACTTGATGAAAACTCGAAAACCGCCCGTATCGTAAATCAAAGATACGAGAGTGCGCGTGATTTCGTGTTTAGGGAGCATATCTGGAATTCGCTTATTCGCCGTGCAGAACTCGCACAAGATACGGAAACACCGGCATTTGGATATGATTATCAATATCCGTTACCGACAGAACCGTATTGCTTGCGTGTGCTAGAGTTTTCCAACGGCTCAATGAGTTATCCACAAGACAACATGATGACCAATTCCGGTGGGCCATCATTTGTCATTGAGGGACGCAAATTGCTGACCGATGAAGGTACAGCAAAAATCAAATATATCGCGCGCATTACTGATCCAAATGAGTATGATGCCGGTCTAATTGAAACCCTGGCAGCATATCTTGCGTCTGAGATCTGCTACGCGGTGACCGGATCCACCAGCATGGTGCAAATCACATACTCAAAATACGAACAGATTATGCGCAATGCGCGCCACACTGATGCAACAGAGGGCGCAACAACGCGCCTGGAAGCTTCTGACTTTATCGAGAGTAGATTTTAAATGGCAAGATCTGCACCTAGTTTTAGCTCTTTCGTTGCTGGGGAAATCAGCCCACGGCTGGAAGGGCGCACAAATCTAGAGAAATACCGCAACGGGCTGTCGAATTTAACCAATATGGTTGTGATGCCGCATGGCGGCGTTACGCGCCGTCCAGGCACTGAATACTTAGGCGAGGTCAAGGATAGCTCTGTCAAAACAAGACTGATCCCGTTTCAGTTTAAAACAAGCGACACATACATTCTTGAGTTTGGTGACCAGGTCATGCGCGTGTATCGCGATGATCTGTCGGTCTTAGAGAGTTCGTCTAAAACAATTACGGGTGCCACCCAGGCAAATCCGGTTGTGATAACGTCAACGTCACACGGGCTTAGCAATGGTGACGAGGTTTACGTCGATAGCCTTGGCGGCATGACTGAGGTCAACAACCGTAATTATCTAGTTGCTAATGTCACATCGAATACATTTGAACTACAAAACCTATTTGCTGAAAACATCGATGGCACTGGGTTCACAGCCTACACATCCGGTGGGTCAGCAACAAAGATCTATGAGGAAACAACACCATACGCGGCAGCGGATATCTTTGATCTGCGTTTCGCGCAATCAGCTGATGTTATGTACATCGTGCATCCAAGCTATCCAATTCGGCAGCTAACACGCACGGGTCACAATTCCTGGGCCTTTAACACGTTCACTGTAGTAGGAACGCCAAGCCCTAACATCAACAATGCGACCGATAACTATCCCAGCGTTGTGTCGTTCTTTGAGCAACGCCTTGTTTTTGGAAACACTAACAATAACCCCCAGACATTGTGGTTTAGCAAAAACGGCGACTATACGAATTTCACAACGGGTACAGCGGATGATGATGCGCTGGTCTACACAATTGCGGCCAACCAGGTAAACGCAATCCGGTATCTCTCTGCAACGCGCGTGCTAACGGTAGGAACGTCTGGCGGTGAATATGTGGTCACTGCATCAAATGATGGGCCGGTGACACCGACTACAACTCTTATACGCAAGTACAGCAACTATGGATCAGCCGGTATCGAGCCTGTCCAGGTCGCCGATGTGACGCTGTTTGTGCAGCGGGGCAAGCGCAAGGTGCGTGAGTTTAAATATGTCGGTGAGGTCAACACAGCGGCTTACCAGGCACCGGAAATGACGATCCTGGCAGAACACATCACTGAGGGTGGTCTAACGCAGTTTGCGTACCAACAGGAGCCAGACTCCGTTGTTTGGGCCACACGCACAGATGGCACACTGCTTGGCATGACATACCGGCGAGAAGAAGATGTTGTGGCCTGGCACAAACACGTTATCGGTGGATCGTTTGACGGGGGCCAGGCTGTGGTAGAAAGCATCGCAACACTGCCGACAGATACCGGCGAAGACAAGCTGTACATGATTGTAAAGCGTACAATCAACAGCCAGACAAAACGCTACATCGAAAAGATGAAACCGTTTGATTTTGGTGGGGTCACAACGACTGCACACTTTGTCGATAGCGGCCTGTCATACTCTGGTGGATCTACAAGCTCTCTGTCCGGTCTATATCACCTGGCGGGTGAAACACTCAACGTCCTGGCAAACGGTGCCAGCCACCCAGACAAAGCGGTCAGCAATGGCGGCATTAGCCTGGACTTTGCAGCAACTACGGCAGCTGTAGGCTATGGCTACACAAGCGCATTGCAAACACTGCGTGTAGAGTCGGGATCTGTGGATGGTACGTCACAAGGCAAACCAAAACGCATTCATGCAATCACGCTGCGCCTGTTTGAAACAGTCGGCATCGAGGTCGGCAATAGTGCAACTGAACTAGATCGGATCCCGTTTCGCGACAGTTCGATGGCAATGGATCAAGCGATCCCGCTATTCACCGGTGATAAAGAAATCGAATTCCAAGGCGGGTTTGATGAAGATGACCGGATCTATGTGCAGCAAAGCCAGGCTTTGCCGATGACCGTTCTGGCGTTCTATCCACGCATGAACACGTTTGATATTTAGGAAACAAAAATGTCACTTACTACCTTGCTAAAAATTAAAACTTTATTTGATTTTGCCGGTGGCATTTCGTCGAAACAATCTGCTAATGCCGCTGCAGCTAAAGCGCAAGAGGCCGCGAACTTTAACGCTGACATCATCATGCGTGATGTCGATATTCTCGAAAAGCAACGCGAGATTATCAATGCCAATTACGAATTAGACGCTGTAAGAAATGCGCGGTTCTTTGAGCGAGATGTCCAGGGTAAAACACGCGCTGGGTATGGATACGCAGGGATCGACATGAGCCACGGCACACCAATTAAGGTCATGCTCGACAATGCGCGCGAGTTTGATCACTCGCAAAAGGTTGCTACGTTCAATAATACAATAACAAACATGCAGATTAACGATGCAATCGAAGAAACAAAATTACAGGCAGAACTTACAAAAATGGCTGGTCAGGCAAATGCCGCTGGTCTTAGAGCGTCAGGCACAACAAGCCTGATTAAATCGTTTAGCGCTGGTCTAAGCAATTTCGCATAAACAACGGCTGATAGCATGAAAATTCCAATTTATACAGCAAGGGCGCAAGCAACTAACGAAGCGCCTGGTCGCCGCTTTTCTGTGCGTATGGATCCAACCCCGTACATCAAAGCTGAACTAGCGAAGGGCGAGGTGGCTACAGCGTTAACAGAGTCAGCAAGCGCATTTACTGCACAGCGCATTAAGATGATTAACGAAACGCAGTACAACGAAGCTGCGTTGCGTATCGAAGAGGAAATGCGCCAGGCGG